CTCCCGGCCCGAGCCGCCAGACAATCTCATAGAGTTCAACCGGATCGGGATGTTTGCTACGATCCACAATGCTGTCAGCGAACTGACAGATCCTCGTGTGGTCGGCCAATGACTTGAGGATATAATCTACCATCAAACTCCGAGCGCCGAGCTTGAACGGCTGCATGTAGCCCTTCTCGGCCAGCGGTTTGATGTAGCCGATAACACCAACAAGTGCCCGTTCACCCTGGGGCCAGCGAATGCCGACACCTGCCTGTGCCGCTTTGTCTTTCATGCGCAGCAACGCGCTCGTTGCTGTTGCAGGCGTCCCCATTGTAACAGGTAAAAACTCCAGGGTTTCACCTAAATTCCAATGCCTTTTAATGATCGGCTCTGCCCCTTGGCGCGGGTGCTGCGCTTCGATAGTTGAATATCCGGCGTCTTCCATGGCCTTATCGAGATTGTGATCTTCGCCCGCAGTCACGAAGAACCCCACATACTCGCTGAAACGTGCCTTTGTGTCCTTGCGTGCCCGCATTAGTCCATTGCCCCATCCGATGGCGGGGAAGTCTGTCTGCACATTGTCAATACGTCCAATACCCATTGTTCCATTGCTCCTTTGTAGTCAGTTATTCGCTGTATACGATTGTTGCGTTGTTCGTTTCCGATTGGTCGTCTTCGTAAATTACCGCGCCGCGCACGGTGTACCCTGCTGAGCATTCGCCCTCGCTGTGCAGGAGATAACCGAACACCAGACTGTCAGTTAGTCCCGCCACGAACGCATCCAGGTGGCGTGCTACAATGTCAAGTGCGTCTTGTTGCCTTGGGCGGGTAACTATAATCTCGTTCATTCCAAGCCATTGGCATACCTGATCGTGATCAAAATTGCTCACGCCGCCGCCCCCCGTATTGTGCGCTCTATTTCTCGTGCCAGCGCACTTGCAGCCTCTGGCGTGTGTCGTGACCCGCGTATGCCGTGAGAGGGATTGCAATTTTTGTATGTTCCATCATCCTGTCTCTGATACACGTAGTACATCGTTCGGTGTTTTTGGACAAAAAACCGATAATCGTCCGTGATGACGAATGGACGATACCCAGCAAGCATCAGGTCGACCTGCACTTTTTGATCGGCTTGTTCTATTCTTATAAGAAAAACGTTCACGTCGCCTCCTCCTTTTCTAACTGATAACTATCTCGTCATCAGTCACGCGTATGCGCAGCAGCACGCCGCACCCTGGGCACTCTTCGCACGTTTCCGCAACATCGTAGAGAACCATGTATATCTCCTCATCACAATGCAGACAGGAGATAATTTCTGCTGCTTCGTCCTCGTATCCATCCATTCCGATCATCCGATACTCTGCAATGTACTGACTGTCATATGCGCTCATGCCAACCTCCGTTTTTCTTCGTTCTCCTCAATTCTAAGCCGTGCGAGCCAGCGCAGCCACTCTGACAGGCTCATACCTTCCTCTGCGGCGGCCTGCTCAAACCGTCTTTTTTCCAACGGCGACATCCGCAAAACAACGTTTTTCGCCTTGGTCGTTTCTGTCACTGCGTGCTGTTTAGTTGGGATGTACGGAGGCGCAACGTTGTATAAATCCCCACTTGCGGCTTCTAAATGTCTCGCTTCTGCTGCTGCAAGCACAGATACATCAGCGGTTGCAATCACTTCGAGTACATCAAATGTAAAGGCACCCGCGCCGTAGTGCTGCCAATCGGCTTGCAGTACCTTATTGACGTGCTCACCCCTGTCAAGCAGTGCCCTGTGGGCAGCCCATCGGCCATTGATGCCCACGCTTCGCCCGATGTATTGTTTGCCTGTTAGCGTGTTGGTGATAGTGTAGATACCACTGGTGTCAGGCATCGCGTATCCTCGCTTTCAACCGCTCGATTTCTGCCCGCCGCTGCGAAAACTTTTGCACAACGCTTTCTGGCACAAGCATCCGATCTTCTTCCCGTCCATACGGTACATAATCAATCTGGCCTTCTTTTATCCACTGGTAAACGGCCTGACTAGATACCTTCAATTCGTTTGCCACCTCTGATACTGTCCAGAGGCAATCATCTGGATACCTGGTGTGTCGTTTCACGCCCCTCCCCTTTCTGTTATAGAGACAGTATACATTATAAATAGATATCTGTCAAGTCTCAATTGGCGCTTGACACCTGTCAAGCAACATGCTATACTTACATCAGTGAACGAAAACAGTAATGAGGAGATGGACAATGTACACCGCAATGCAAAAGGATATCAAACTTATCAGGCTCGAAGACGGCAGCGGTATAGAGTTTGAAGCGACGCTGGACGGCGAGGTCATCGGGTGGTACAGCAGTCGCCTCGAAGCCGAAGAGGCGCTGGACGCCGCCGCATACCGCCGCTTGCAGCAGCAGCCAGTGGAAGAGGCAGCGGAGACGGTGTACAATCCTTCGTCAGAAGAACTCGAAGCAGCTTATGATCAGGCCAGCAAACACGATATGTCTCCCCGATGGCGGCGAGCCCTGGAGCGCGGCTATGACCTGCTGCTCACCTCGGGCGCTATCAGCGTCCAATATAGCCCGATGGGCGACATCGCCCAGGCGCTCATTCCTTCACAGAGCGAACCAGGCACCATGCACCTTGTCAACGGGCAATGCGATTGCACGGCAGCGCAGCACGGCAACCCGTGCGCCCACCGTGCCGCGAAACGCCTGCTGGCGATTTGTCACGAAAACACAACAGAACCAGCGCCCGCACTGACCCGTGAAAATGCTTTCCCGGCGTGGGCGTGCAGGGCGCGACCCGATGATTTGTTCAAGGATGAGGACTAGGTAACAGTAGCGGGCTGGCGCAGCGCTGGCCCGCCGATCACCAGAAAGGAACACAGCAATGCTAGACGGAAATACCGCCGCCCTGCGGCAGCAAGAAGACCTGTGGGACGAGCAGTACGACGCAACGGAACTGGACGAGGGCAGTGAATTGATTGATCTGGCGATAGAGATTGCACGCAACGAGCAACCGTTTTGCGCGCTGGCTGAAGCAAAACAACGCTATCACGACCTGATCCGCTTCGCAGCGGCCTGGGATGAATTTGTGGCGACCTGCGGCGCTGCCGAAGCCCGCAACGCGGTACTGGACAATCGCACGCCGCCGCATATCCGGCAGCAGCTTCGAGAAGAGTTCGACTGATTAACAGGTTGCAGCGGGTCGGCAATGGATTAGCCCGCCAGATACAGAAGGAACACACAATGACACAAAAACTTCTGACAGCTTATAGACGTAATTGGCCGGTCGTGCTTACGTCAAGCACGCTGGAGCGAGGAGAGTTGCGCTATAAACTGGAAGCCAGCCTCATAGACCGTGAGGCCGAAGACACGAGCGACGAAACTTTTGAACGCATCACTCGCACGATGGGCGCGCCCTCATTGCTCTTTGAGGCTCTATGTTATATGCGCGATCACGGCTGGCTTACGACAGCATACAGCGATATTCATGAGCGTGTGATTGTGTGCCTGGCTCCCAGAGTCGAACAATCAAAACTTTTTGCGGACGAAAACTGAACCAACAGCAGCAGGGCGACAATGGGTCGGCCCGCCAAAAGAAAGGAGCACGACATTTTGATCACGAGTATACGAAATAACCTGGATAGGCAATGTCAAAATATCTTTAACCTCGCCATTGATCACGGCGTTGTCACGGATGACAATGCAGCAGATATCTATCGTTGTGCCCTGGCTATCCAGCACGTTGATAACAGCCCGCAGATGCGGGCGCACCATCTGGCAGAAGCCCTGCAATACTGGGGATCACAGGGGGACGGGCGCGGCATTGATGCCTATGTTGCTCGTGCTCAGGAATTGATTGACGCACGCCCTGATCGCCTTTGCAACATTGACTATGGTCTTTCACGGGCGGTGGCTGTGCGTGAGGCAATGCACCGCGCGCTGGTACTGATAGAAAGAAACCACTGAGATGGGCAGGATTTTCAATCGAACAAGCGAGACGACGGGAGCAATTTCAGGGCAAGCTCAACGTCTACGTTGGGCCAGTCTACATCGGAGATGCAGTTGATCGCGCTGAGGCGTCCCAAATGGCCGAGGCATGGATAGAAAAGTATCCTGGAAAGGTTAAATTATTATGACAACTCAAGTGATGGCACAATTGGAAGAACTATATGCACGCCGCGACCTGGCGGCAATGGAGCACGAGGAGGCGGTGAACGAGCTTATCCCTGCGGATATTCGCTCCAACATAGAGGCACTGAATGCCAATTACGACAGCACGATGGAGCAGATAAACGACGCCATTAGAGCCACCGAGGAGCAGATCAAGGCGTTGGTTTTCCAGGCAGGCGCAACGATCAAGGGCAAGCGCTATCAAGCTATTTGGTCTAAGCCGCGCGTATCGTGGGATGACAAGCGCCTTGAGGAGTATTTTAGGGCAAACGACCCGGAGGCTCTGGAACGTATGCGCAAGATCGGCAAACCATCGGTTAGTATTCGACAAGTGAAGGGGTGAGGAACCACGTTTGTCTGATTGACAGTCTTTAAGTTTTTTTCAAGCCCTCTGGTGATTTGCCAGAGGGCTTTTTTTTGCGGCTCATCCAGCGCGCTTCGGGTACTTTCGGGTACTTCGGGTCGGGCTGTTTTCCCAACAATCCAGGGGTGGCGTGCATCTCACCGGGCGTTTATGGCTTCCTGGTGCGATTTGTGTTTGGTTTTTACTCTTTGCTCGGAGTTTTTGAGGCGTTCCATCCAACGGGGACTTCGGGTACTTCGGGTACTTTTGACCACACTTTATAACGCGCTATACGCGCGCGCGCGCGCGCGCGCGGCGGGGCGGGGCAGAGAGTGGGGAAAGTGGTAATA